AATAAACACTTTACCATATTCGGGTGGGTTGTTGTCTTCACCACCCCATACCGCAACTGCATCTGCGTTTGGATAATACTCACTGACCTTTGCTTTATAGTCATTCAGTGTTACCAGTCTGTTTTGTGAAGTGTAAAACTTTGTTGCTTTAAATTTGATTGAGTCGATAGATTCTTTTTCAGAACCACCAGCGGCCTTACTACTAGTCAATACAGAAATATTACTGAACCCATTAATACCATTTACAGGTGTGAATGTCTGAGCACCATTTGCATGATAGTCATCAACTACGATATAAGTTACTGTAATGATGTCACCATCTTTAAGAGCTGCACCTAGTACACCATCTCCAAAATATATTTCTCTATACCCATCTTCGTTTTCTTGTTCATAGAATACTTTAGATGTAGTTGTGATATTTGAGATACCAGTTGACAGTGTGTAAGCAGCAGAAGAACCACCCGAGTTCACACTTATTTGGATGTGTTGTTTATCTACTCTGGCATTACTAAGGACAAACTTTGGATTTGACATTTGTGTATCAAATACAAAGGTATCATTTGCATAAGTGCCTTGTGTAAGTCCTACGTTTGAATATCTAAATTCATTTCCGTTCTGAGATGGTTTCGCACTTTCTGTAACAACAAAATCATAAGTACTTCCATCATATACAGTTTGATAGATTGCACCCCTGTTGAGTGTCATGTCGCCAGAAGTTGGTATGCTACCATCACCATTTCTAACATTTGAAAGAGTTAAATCGACAAGTGCTGTTGCACCAGTTTCTGAAGAGGGAACAAATCCCAAATCTTTAGCACGAGATACTACATTCTTTCTTATCTGTGCGGAATCAAGAAACAATTCACTACCAGCAATGTTAGTGTTAACTGCACTGATATGAGAAGAGTATGCAAGAAGGTCAATCAATACTGACATAGTCGACCCTTCGAAGTTATAATCTTTTAGTTGGTCTTGTCCCTTTAAAAAGTCTTTTAGATTCAGAGCAATATTATCAAAGTCTAATTCCGTAATGTTTAATTGTGAACTGTTTACTTTTGCCATTTTATCTTACCCTCGTTACTGCGATTTTTACGGATTGGTCTCTTACTCCATTTTTAATACTATATGATACTGATACATCTAGTGTATTGGTATCGAATTTATCTTCATCTATACGAATTGTTACATTCTCAACTCTTGGTTCGAAGGTTGTTATAGTTTTAGATAACGATTCCCCAACTCTTCGGATTCCTCTATCTGTATTTAATTCAAATAGTTTACTTGTTAGATTACCACCAAAGCCTGGTTTGAATGGTCTTTCATATGCATTTGTTAGAACAATATTTCTTACTGCCCTTTTAATAGATGCAACATCTGTTTTCCTAGTCACATCTCCAGTAACTGGATGTGGTTGAAACAATAAATCCAAATCAGAATATAGATTTGAAGTTGCTACGGTTGAAGCATTGTTTTTTACATCTTTCATAGTTCTATTTATACGTTCTCATACATTACTCATCGGCAACACTTGTATTTTTCTTCTTACCTGCATTAGAACCTGAACCAGTATCTTGTGAAGTCGCTTTGTGTTTATGTGTTGCAAGTGTTGGGGCATTTCCTTCATCAGTTGATATATCACCGACTGCATGAATTGTAGAATCATTTGTCTGAGCACCAGTGATATGAACTGTACCATCAACAGTTAAGTTTGTAGTCATAAGTGTTTCGGGTGATGTGAATGTAGTATTACCAACCACATCAGCATTAAGTGTTCCACCAATCTGTGAATCAACATTACCATCAATGACCTCGGATACATTACCTTTAACATATAAGTCAACGTTTCCTTCCATAACCTTAGTGTCAACATTACCCTTGAGTACTGTTGTGGATACATTACCTGTATTCACATTGATAGTGACATTACCTTTTTCTACAGTTATATCAGCATTACCTGCTATATAAAGTTTGTTGTCCTTTGCAATTACTTGATAGTTATCATTTACTATACGTTGCACCACACTACCATCGGGATGGATTTCCTGAAACGTTCCTGAACGATGTTCGATAGCTAGTCTTTCTAGTGTAGGAGTGTCATCGATTTCTATCAAGTGTCCCGATTCAGTTTCTATTGTTTTGTTAAAAGGATATATTGGTGCCGCTACTGAAGGTATCATACCCATCGGTGTATCGGGTTTGGAGTTAACTGCACTTATATCTCTACTAGTGTAATCCTTATCTCCTGTTGCGGATTGAGATACATCTGTCTTATCATAATACAACGGATAGTATGGTAAGTCTGAATCAGTAAGTTCCAACTCTGTTATTGTTGACCCTGTTCCATCTATAAGATTGATTTCTATCTCTTGAGGTTTCTTGGGGAACTCATCTAAACCTTTCTCTAAACCAAATGTACGATTTGGGGATTGTGTAGGTGAAGCGCCATCGGGGGTGTCGGCATAGTCTGCTGATGTCAATCTACGTGGGTCATTAAATCCTTTGATGACCTCTCTCTTTATTAACTCATCGGTTATAGATTCTCTATATCCTTGAGCAGGAATACCAGCAACAGACCCTGTTACTACAAAATCTTGCTGAACATTTTCATCTCTAAAGTAACCAATAACAGTAGACCCCTCAACGAGTCCGTGTTGTGTTCCGAATCCTGATAGTCCAGCAGAAGTTGTTGGTAGAATAACTTGAGACCATGACAAATCGGGGGTTGCAATCATCTGTTTATCATCTGTATGTAAACCATGTACACGAACACGAACCCTACCAATCTTTAGTGGGTCGTTACGGTCTTCTACTATACCATAAAACATTTTCATTAATCGTCCTCGGGTGCTTCCATAGTGTCTTGTGGGTTGATGGATGTTATCGCTTTAGCAAAACTCTCCTTAACACACTCTATATTACATAGACCACCATTCTCTAATACATTTCCTTGGAAACATATATCAGTAATTAAATATCTACCGTCATTCAGTTTATCTTTACTTTCTGCACTAGATGCTAGTTGCGGTTCGGGTAATTCTAAGTTGATAATAGTTCCGCAACTAATATCTGTTCTAAATGGAATGGACACTACCATAGTATGTTGTTGTAGTATCTCCATCATCGATTGTCTTTCTAATTTTGCGTTGTCTTTATTCTTCTGACCTTGGAACACCTCATTTTCAGTAAGAGATGTTGATTGGTCAAATACATGTGTAGTAGTGTAATCATAGACCACAACACTGTCAAATGCTTTGTTGGGTGCTAAATTAACATCCACCTCAGTCACATTGGGGGATACAAATTTGTCAACAATATCTTCTGTAGTAAGTGTCATCTCAGTAAAAGATTCACCACCATCTGTTAATATTATTGGATTTTTGCCAGAGACATGGTTACCCTTTTTAAAACTTTCTTCCAAGTCAAATACAATATCCTCTTCAATTTTCCTAACAGGGTCATACACTTTCATGGAACTAGCATACGCTCCAGCGATAGTACCTCTAAGCGTATCGAATGCTTGTGGTCTAGTGTAACTTACAATTTGTGTGTTCAAACCACTTGGGGCATTGATATCGGTTTCTCCAGTATCCAAGTTTTCTGTTCTTGGTCTGAAAGAAAATGATAGTGGATACTCTTGTTCCATCATAGTGTCAATAGATTTGAACTTATACTTACCATTTAGTGTTTGGAAAAAGAACATACCATTTTTAAACGATGTCTTGTTTCCTATAGATGAGTTTTGTGTTATCCAGTCTATTATTTTAGAGACTTTCCAATTGGGCCATACCATCTGATTGTTGTCGGGTATGGTCGTTTCCCATGAGTCGAACTCTTCGGGTTTCATCTTAACGTCTTCTACTAAGATGTTTTGTAACATCTTATCATACGAACCACGCATCGCCTTACTTACACGTACACGCTCACACGCAAACATTCGTGGGTCACATAGTCTCAATACATACGTCTGTGTAGTATCATTGACACGGTTTATATTTGATGCCTTATATACACGAAAGTCTCTATCGATACTATCTTCTTTAGCCGCCTTTTCTCCAGTTCCCTGTTTCATAGATATGGAAACACGTATGAACTCCTGACCAGTAAAC